GGCCTGAGTACCAGAGTTGTTTGGAACCTCCACGTCATCCGCAATGAGGATGTCAGCACGGGAACCCGTCAACTGACCAGTGATACCCACCGACTTAACGGAGGGCGAGTGGTCGGGCTTAGCGGGTCCCACGTCGAACGCCAATGCGGAGTCCCGTTGCCCAGCCCGAGGTTTCAATTCGTGAAGGAAAGGGAGCAGCTCAATGATGCGCTTGATGAAGATGGAGTTGGCATCTGCCCGTTCCTTGGAAGCGGACACAATGAGGAACTTGAGGTCCGGGTTGCCCCACAGCTTCCACACCACGAAGGCGCAGGTGATGAAGGACTTGCCGATACCTCGGAATGCTTGAAGGATGAAGCGACGATCAGTGCCGTTGGCAATAGCCATCGACATATCAATCTGGCACTTGGTCGGTTTGGGAAGGTTAAGCGCACGCCATAAAACGAAGAGGAACATGATGAAGCTTTTCTTCATCTTTGCGAGGTCATCGTCCTTGTGTTGTTGGGTCATTAGGTCCTCCTTGTAGAGTCTGTACTACTCCTTGCAGGTATCGCACTTGGGCGTCTGCTCGTTGGGCTTCTCCGATAAGAAATTGACTAACGTCTTCTCGTAGTTCGGCTCGACCATTGCCGAGGGGTCTACCGTCACTCGTGACGCAACGGACGGTTGCATCAGAGAGGGCGACTGACAGCCGGATACCATTGCCACGAAGGTCATTAATAGTCCGATCAGCAGATGCCTTGCTCGTTGCGATATAGGCTTGCCAGTTCTTTGAGAGGTCAGCGAGGGCTCTTTGGGTTGTTTCACGTTCTACCTCCAGTTGTCTTGCAGCGGCGAGTTGTTCGGTTTGGTACTTCAATGTGAGGCTGTCCGTCGCGTCCGAGTGGCCCTTGGTGTAAACCAAGCCCAGCCCGATACAAACGAAAAGACCCCACATGAAGAACTCTTTAAGGTTCAACATATGGGGCCTCCTTTAGTGGGTAGCGTTGGAGCCGTACAGCTCAGCATCGGTCATCGTTGGGACCTCATCGAGAGCAGAAGCCAGGTCACCGAGAAGCGAAGCGTTAGGCTTCAACTTGGCGATGGTGAACTTGTGTCTCTCAAGGAGCTTCTCGATGGCGTTGTACAGTTGCGGTGTGCGCTTCTCAGCATCACGGAGGTCGGCCAGCATGTACTGAGCCTTCTCGGTGTCGATAGCCTCCAGCAGTTGTTCCAGCAGGTTATCCATTGGGTTTGTCCTCCCTTGATTTGCGCTTCTCATCCATGACGGTCTTGAAGACCAGCAGGACGGTTTGCACGATGGTGTAGACAATGACGGTGGCGTAGAACCACTCGCTCAGAGTCAGTCCGGCGAAGTGGCTTGCTACATCAGCACCAGCCCCTACAGCGATAGGAGCGGCGCGAACCACTCCGTTGGTGAAGTCAATCTCAAGACTCATGGTCGTGACCCTCACAATCGACGTAGCAGAAGGTCAGTTCATAGGTGTTCTTGTGGAAGTTCTCGATGTCGCGAAGGCGACCAAAGAGCCACTTACCGCGTTCCAAGGTTTCCGCCGAAGCGAGGCCCAGTTGGACCTCAGGCAGGATCTTGTCGAGTTCGGCCTTATAGGCGGCCTTTTGGGTTGCGCAGAGGTTCCACGCTTCAATCATCGAGTGGTCTGGGCCAGCATAAGGAGGGATCTCCCCGGCCAACCCACGGTCGATAATCTGGAACAGCTCGTTGCCGTGAGCGACATCATCACCTCTCACAGCGGTGTATTGGATGTAGTCAGGGATGTCGCTAAACTTCACTTGGCAGTAGGCCGCGTTCATGTCAGGGCAGCACCATTGGACTTTCTTCACATCCACGATGGCCCGGTTAGGGGCCTTCTCAGTTTCCATCTTTTCAGGTTCCATTGGACCTCCTTATGCGTAGCGGTGGTAACAGGTCACGGAGTCAGCAGAAGCGCCATCCGCGTTAATGAGTTTGCCCATACGGACGTAAGAACCAGCCATGGTGTAGCCAGCCCAGTAGACCCCGCTTGCGCAGGTGCCAGTCACGTTGCTACCGGCCACGCCTTCGTTCCACTCGGTGCCAGAGTTGTTGTGAGCCAAGCCCATTACGGTGGCGCCCATCGAGTTGATACGGAACTGGGCAGCAGCGGCACCAATACGGCCAGTGTCACCAGCCCATGCGTAGGCACGGTCGTTCGAGACGTTGTAGATGTAGTTGGTGATCCAGCCGCCATAGACGCTACCGTTGATGTTGCCGTCCGTTGCGATAATCACGTAGGCCCCAGCAGGGTTGCCGAAGCAGAGTTGACCAGCAGCGTTCATAAAGAGCCGCTGTACGACCACGGAGCCCCAGTGGAAGGCAAAGCCCGGTGCGTTGTAAGGGTGCAGAGGGGCAGGACCACCAGCGCCAACGAGGCCGTTCTCACGAATCTCAATGCCGCCCAGATAGACTTGGTTGCCAGCGGAGTAGTTGATGTACGCACCACCAGCGATGCCCGTATAGCCACCGTTTGAGGTGATGGTGCCCGTGTTGGACAGCTTGGTGTTCGGGTCGAAGTCCGCACGGGACCACGTTTTGTAGCCGTTGTTGAAGCAGCCACCAGTGCCGTTGATCGTACCGGGGGACTCAATGGCTCCTGAGAAGGCGACTTGAGTACCATTACGCTTCAAGGTCATCAGAGGACCACCTACACCACCAGTACCTCCCCAGTGAAGGACAGCAGCGTGTGTGCCGTCGATGTAGGAGAGGGTCCCGAGAGACAGCGACTCGTCCGCACCAGCGACCTTCAAGTTGGCCTTGAGGATTGGCACGTACTCGCTCGCAGTGTTCAGCACTTGGGCCTTCACGAAGAATGGAGCGTCAGTGACGTGTTGCTGGGCGAATGCCTTGCTGGCAGTGTACGGAGACGACTCGAAGCTCACGCCGAGGACCTTACCGATGGCCTTGAGGATGCCCTTAAAGGTCACCGACCAGTTGCCAGCGCCAGTGGTGGAATCATCCATGTTCTCAGCGAGGCCGTTCATGTTGCCCAAGGCGTCAGCCTCAGCAGCAGCACGATCAGCTTCAGTGGTTGCACGGTTCGCCTCAGTGGCCGCAAGGGACACTTGGGATTGCGCATCGACCACCTTCTGGGCAGCCTGAGTCGCCGAGTTGGCAGAGGCAGTTGCAGAGGCAGCAGACTTACGGGAATAGTGCCAGCTCGAAAAGAGACCGGGAGTTACCGCCACGTCTTCAGTCTTCGAGGCCCACTCTTGGGAGCGGACGTTGGAAGCCTCAGAGTTGGTCGCGGAGGTCCCAGCGGTGTTCTTATGGGTGATGGTCGTAGCCAGCGCCTGCTCAGCAGCCACACGAGAAGCCTGAGAGGCAGTCGCGGAGTTGGCCGAGTTGGTAGCCTGTACGCCAGCAGCTTGACGAGACGACTCAGATGCAGCAGCGGATTGCGCAGAGAGGGTCGCTTGGTTCAGCGCAGAGCCAGCCCATTGCTGGTTCATTCGCAGGTTCACAGCATCGCCGGGGTTTACCGGGTCAGCCAAGTTCACGATGCGTTTAGCACGAGCGTCGAGTTGCCCTTCGTTGTTCACGCCGATGGTGTCAGCGGTCAGGTCACGGGCTTCCTCGGCGATATGCAGGGATTGCACTTGCGAGGTGTTGAGGTCGAACGCACGGAGAATGGAACCATCCGCGAAGTCCACCAGACGGTCAGAGGCCGAGGTGTTGCGACGGATCTCAATGAGGTCGAAGTTCTGACCCGGACCCCACGCCAGAGTGGTCGTGATGGTGGTCGGAGTCGAGAAGCGGAAGTCAGTGTTGAGTACAAGGTCTTGCCGAGTAGCACCGATCAAGGTGACCGCCACGAACTTACGAGCGAGATACTCGAAGGGGATCGTAAAGTCCTTGAGGGAACCATTCAGGGTGTACGTCCTGATAGTCTTTGGGGTGGCCATGAGGTCTCCTTTTGGTTGACAAAGAAAAGGCCCCGTGAGGAGCCTGTTAGGTAGCCATAGTGAGGGGTTTTAGCGGGCCGGTTGACCACGCTTGCCGTATTCCATACCGGCTTCCTGCATGATGGCGTTGAGAGCCCTTTGCGACACTGGGTCGTTCGGGATGAGGCCACGGAGGCCGTTGTACAGAGAGGTCTTGTATTGCTGGTCCATGGAGCGACCTTCCTCACGGAAGACCCCAGCGGTGCCAGAGCCCACTTGGTAGATCGACCCGAGAACTCCGAGGCCAGGAACCTGCTCCATGAACTTCGAGAGCGGATC